GCCGCCGCCCTCGTCCTTTCTCTCCCCGCAATTGCGATATCTTTTGGCTAGAGCCTATTACGATATTCTTTGAGGCCTAGATGCTGGCTGATGAAGTAAAGAAATCCAGCAGTGAAGGCCTTGTGGCACTACGCGACACCCTCGCCGCCACGATCGAGGTCGCCGAGCCGAAGGAAATCGCCGGGCTGGCGCGCCAACTTCAAGCGGTGATCGCTGCGTTGGACGCATTGCCGAAGCCGACGGAGGCGAGTCCACTTGACGAGATCGCCGCAAAGCGTGCTCGCCGCACCGGTGCGCCCGCGAGTGACGTGCAGCCCGCCGAGGGACGCAAGCGCGGGAAGCGAAGCGGTTGAGCTCGCTGCGTCGGCTGGCCTAATCCTCGACGACTGGCAGGCGCTGGCGCTCGAGGAAGCGTGCGGCGAGCGTGACGGCAAGTGGGCGGCGTTCGAAGTGGGCGTGGTGGCGCCTCGCCAGAACGGCAAAGGGTCGATCCTCGAGGCCCGCGTGCTCGCCGGCTTGTTCCTCTTCGGCGAGCGGCTGATCATCTGGTCGGCGCACGAGTTCAAGACGGCCAAGGAGGCGTACCTCAGGGTGCGCAACCTCGTCGAGAACGCGCCACACCTGCACGCCCTGGTGTCGAAGTACTACCAGAGCAACGAGACGACCGAGATCGTGTTGCGCTCTGGCGCCCGGTTGAAGTTCCTGGCCCGCAACTCGACGTCGGGCCGTGGCTTCACTGGCGACCTGGTGATCCTCGACGAAGCGTTCGCCCTGCTGCCCGACACTATGGCGGCGATCCTGCCGACGATGGCGGCGAAGTCGATTACCGGCAACCCACAGTTGTGGTACACGTCGAGCGCCGGCATGCGTTCCAGTGTGCAGCTCCGTGCAGTGCGCAAGCGCGCACAGTCGGACGATCCCGGCTCACTGTGCTGGCTTGAGTGGTCGGCGCCACCGGAGGCGCGCCAGACGCCCGATGATCGCCAGTGGTGGCGGATGGCGAACCCGGCGCTGGGTATCCGCATCTCCGAGGACTTCCTGGCCTCGGCGTTTGCGACGATGGCTGGCGCTGGTGATGACGGCGTCGATCAGTTCTGCCGTGAACACCTGGGCACGTTCGACGAGGACGAAGTCCCTGATGCAGTGTTCCAGCCGGCGCAGTGGGATGCGGTTGCTTCTGACGACGTGTTCAACGCTCCGGTTACCTTCGCACTTGAGGTGAACCCGGAGCGCACTTGGGCGTCAATCGCCGCTGCGGACGCTGACGAGCTTTGTGAGCTCGGTGAGCATCGGCCAGGCGTTGGGTGGGTGGTTGACCGGCTGTCAGCCTTGTGCGCCAAGACGGGCGCATCCGTGGCGATCCATAAGGCGTCCCCGGCGGCGAGCCTGCGCGCTGAGCTTGAAGCAGTAAAGATCAAGGTCATCGAGCTCGACGCCGCCGAGTTCCGTGACGCCTGCGGTCAGTTCTTCGACGCCGTCGTTGACCCGGACGTGCGACGGGTGCGAGTGCGGCGGCATCCAGCGCTCGATGCCGCCGTGAAGGCGGCCATGAAGCGCACGTCGGGCGATGCGTGGATATGGGATCGGCGCACCGGCGAGGTGTCGCCGCTGGTTGCGGTGACCGTAGCGCGCTGGGCGGCTGTGAATACCCCGAAGCCGCAACCGTTCTTCATCTACTGACCAGGAGGGTCGCGTGAATGTTCTCTACGCGGCCCTTCAGGTGGTCGGTTTGGTAGCGCTCGTGGTGGCTGCGTGGTTGGTGGCGGTGCCGCTCGGGGTCGCTGCGGCAGGCGTTAGCGCGCTGGTGGTTGGCGCGTACGCGGAGCATCGCTGATGTTCGGTCTGTCGCAGCGCCCCGAGCGGCGCGCAGGCAACCAGTACGACGCCACCATCAGGGCGATCGCCGAGCGACGCCTGTACCCGACGTACGCCGGCGTTGCCGCCGGGTACGACGACATGCTCACCGTGCCGGCGGTGTGGAAGTCGTTGCAGCTCACGGCGGGCACCGTGTCGGTGATGCCGCTCGACGCCTACCGGGACCGAGACGACTCCCGCACCGAGGTGCGCCCCGTCCCCCGCTTGTTGCGTGAGCCCTCCGCGATGGTGTCGCTCGAGGACTGGGTGTTCCAGAACGTCGAGTCGATGATCATGCACGGCGACGCCATCGGGCGGATCGTGGCGCGCGACGCCCGGTTTCAGCCGTCGCAGATCGAGATGGTCGACCCGGCCGTCGTGACGATCAAGAAGCGCGACGATGGACTGTACGACTGGTACTTCGATCGCCAGTTGGTGCCCGCCGACGAGGTGTGGCACGTCGCTGGCCGACCCCGCCTGGGCTCGCCGTTCGGTTACGGGCTGATCGAGTTCATGGCGCAGACGGCCGGCGTGTCGCTGGCGGCTCGCAAGTACGAGGCGCAGTGGTTCGGTGACGGAGCGCATCCGACGTTGATCTACGAACCGCCGACCGATCCCGGCCCGACAGGCGCGCAGGCGATCAAGGAGAAGTTGCTTGCGATCACTCGCGGGAATCGTGAGCCGCTGGTTACAGCGCCAGGCACCAAGGTGTCACCGTTTCAGGCGAACCCGACCGACAGTGCCTTGCTCGAGGCGATGCGCGCCAACGCCGCCGACGTCGCCCACTTCTTCGGTGTCCCGCCAGAACTGGTCGGCGGGTCCTCGGGTGATTCCATGACCTACAGCAACGTCGAAGCGCGCGTGCTCGACCTGCTTGCCTTCGCGGTGCAGTACTGGATGACGAAGCTCGAGAAGGCGCTGTCGCGCGTTCTCGTGCCGCAGCCGCTGTACGCCAAGTTCAACGAGGCAGCGATCAGCCGCACCGACCTGCGGACCAAGGTGGAGACCTTGGCGACCGAGGTTAAGAGCGGCATCCGTACGCCGAACGAGGCCCGCAAAGTCCTTGATCTTCCGTCGTTGCCTGGTGGCGATGACTTGTCCGTGCCGCGGGCGGCGGCGCCAGCACCGGTGGAGAGTGTTGATGAACCAGCCGCTTGATCTTGGGCGCGAGGCGCGCCTGGCCACCGGATTCGAGCTCCGGCGCGTCGCCGAGCGCGACGGCCTCGTTGAGTTCCGTGGCTACGCATCGGTCGCTGGTGTGCCGTACGCCGTGGCCGGAGGCCCCGAGTTCGGCGGCTGGAACGAGACGATGGGCAAGGGCGCGTTCAAGCGCACTCTTACGCTTGGTGAAAACCGGGCGCTGCTCTACGCCCACGACAACAGCCGAGTGCTAGCCACCACGCGCGCCGGCACCTTGTCGTTGTCTGAGGACTCCGTCGGACTACATGTCGCTGCGCAGCTCAACACGCGTGTCGCCTGGGTCGCCGACCTCGTCGCGCAGATCGACGACGGCACGGTCGACGAAATGTCGATCGGCTTCTACTCGCTTGACTCGAAGTGGTCGAAGGACTACAGCGAGCGGACCGTGAACCAGGTTCGTCTTGTCGAGACGACGATCGTGTGGGCGGGCGCCAACGGCGCCACGCTCGCCACCATTGAGCGCGCACGCAACACCGTGTGCGAAGCGCGCTCGCGTGGCGGTGTCGACCGCGTTGCGATCGCAGCGCGCGCCGCTGCCGCATCCCTGCGCATCAAGTAGCGCCAACAACGGGTGGGCCCGGCGACGCTGGAACGTCCCGGGCCCTGGCCGCAAACCCTCGGGAGGTTCGCGACATGGCCGAGGCTACCACCACTTCCGTCTATCAGTACTACGACTCTAAGGGGCGCATCCTCTACGTAGGCGTGACGGCGCGAGGCATCAGGCGCGCTCATGAGCACGCCGAGTCGAAAGACTGGTGGCCTCACGCAACTGGATGCTCGATTGAGCATTACAACACGCGCGGCCTTGCGCTGGACCGCGAGCGGCAGCTCATCGAGCGACACAAGCCCCCCTTCAATACGGTGCACAACGACAGTAAGTCAAAGATGCGCAAGGCGTGGGAGAGCTCGTCGCCAGAGCCCAAGACCTTCCAACGCCTGCCGGGGCCGCGCGTCAAGACGAAGGACGCACTAAAGCGCGCCTGCGCAGAGTGGTACGCACTCCCTAAGAGCGAACGGCTTAAGCAACCCTGCGTGAATTGCGGCGTGAACCCCTCAGGCCCGCGCTTCCCTCAGTGTGCTACGTGCCATCCATCTCGTGAGGGGCTCCCAAGGGTCTCTCACTAGAAAGCCCCCGAACGCCCGACCTGTTGGACCGGTGCAAGCGCCCGGCTTCGAGCCATCGCCCACCACCCACTGGACATCGTGCGGGTTTCCGCAAAAGACCCACCCTTGACCAATGGAGTTCCAATGACCCTTGCAGAGCGCATTCAGGCGCGTCTTGCCGAACTGGCCGAAGAGCGCGCCGCCATCGACGCCGAGCTCAACGCCATCGCTTCCGACCCTGAGGCCCGTGGCCTCGACGACGACGCCGCCCTCACCCGGATCAGCGAGCTCCGTGCCCGCGGCGAGGTTGTGGTCACCGAGATCACGCAGGGCGAGCAGCGTCTCGCTGATGTCGTTGACGCCGAGTCGCGTCGTGCTGCCGCCGCTGCTGCCGTGCCGGCCCCGGCTGCCCTGCCCGCCTTCGCCCGTGGCGCCCACCAGGAGGAGCGGACCTACCGCCCCGACCTTCAGTCCGAGCGGTCGTTCTTCCAGGACGCCTACCTGCGTGGCGAGAACCGCGAGGCCGCCGAGCGGCTCGAGCGTCACATGCGTGAGGTTCAGCTCGAGCGTCGCGACATCGCATCCACCGGGCTCAACGGCCTCGTGCCGCCGCTGTATCTGCTCGACCAGGCGGCGATCCTGGCGCGTGCCATGCGCCCGCTGGCGGACATCATGCCGAAGTACCCACTGCCGGCGCAGGGCATGACCATGTACGCGACTCGCGTCGTGACTGGTAGCGCCACAGCCGTGCAGACCTCCGAGAACACCGGTCCTTCCGAGGTCGATCTTACGACGACTGATATCAGCTTCGGTGTTGTTTCGATCATCGGCGTGCAGGACGTTTCCCGTCAGGCTCTCGAGCGTGGCGCTGTCACCGACTCGCTGGTGATGGCGGATCTCGTCGCCGACTACGCGACGAAGCTCGACACGCAGCTCATCAGCGGCACCGGCTCCAACGGCCAGATCAAGGGCCTGCTCACGATCAGCGCCACCACCGTGTCGTTCACCGGCACCACCGTGGCGTCGTTCTACAGCAAGTTCCTCGGCGCCGCCTCCGGCGTCGCTGGCGCCCGCTTCGCCCCGGCGACGATCGCGATCATGCACCCCCGTCGCTGGCACTGGCTGCTCGCCGCTGCCGACACCACGGGCCGCCCGATCGTGGTGCCGAATCCTGGCGTTGGCTTCAACGTCGTGGGTACCGGTGGCACCGAGTCTGGTGGCATCGCTGGCACCCTCGCCGGCATCCCGGTGCTGCTCGACGCGAACGTGTCGATCACCTCGGGCGCTTCGAACAACGAGGACCGCGTGATTCTGACGCGGCTGTCGGATCACGTGTTTGCCGAGGGCGATCTGATGACGTTCCGCTTCGAGCAGTTCATCACGCCCCCCACGACCATCCGCATGGCGGTCATGGGCTACTCGGCGGCGACGTTTGAGCGGTACACCTCGGCGACGCAGGTGCTCGTCGGTACGGGTCTGGTCGCTCCGACCTTCTGACCCTCTTGATTCCCTCCCCGGCCGGTTTGCCTTGGCCGGCCGGGGAGGTTCCAAGGCACCCAAGGCAGACAAGGCAACTCCGCAATATGGCGAAACCCCAACGGGCGATGGGGCCGTCGGAGCGCGTCGTTATCGGCGTCATCTCCGGGCAACACGTCCACGCACACTGGTCGCGATGCCTCTTCGACCTAGCGATGTACGACTGCTACCGAGGCGCCAAGCGCCTCGGACACGGGCATCCGTCGGCGTGGAACATCGGCACGACACTGATCTTCAAGAGCCGCAACGAGCTCGTCCGGCACTTCCTGAGCCAGACGGCCGCTGACTGGCTGTTGATGACGGACCCCGACCAGACGTTCGACCCGACGCTGCTCGAGCAGTTGATGGCGTCGGCGGACAAAGACGAGCGCCCGGTGATCGGCGTGCCGACGCCGTGCCTCAAGAACGACGATCCTGTAGCGCGCGTGGCGGTGGTGGGACACAACGTGTTCGCCGCCGGGCCCGCACCCGAGGGTCAAGCGGTGCCGTACCTGTTCACGCCGTACGACGACCTGCCGCTCGGCGAAAACACGCTCGTGCAGGTGGCAGCGATCGGCACCGGCATCATGCTGGTGCACCGCTCGGTGTTCGAGAAGATCCGAACCTTCGTCACCGACGCCGGCATGGGCGACCACTGGTGCTGGTTCCAGACCCCGGTCTACCCGCCGAACCTCGCCGAAGGCGAAGACATCTTCTTTGCACGCATGTGCGTCAACGTCGGCGTGCCACAGTTCGCACACTGCGGCATCAAGACCGGACACATCAAGCCCATCGTCCTCGACTCATGGACGATGCCATACGAACGGTTCTCGATATGAGCGCCCCGCTTGTGACGTTCCTGTGCCCGAGCCGAGGCCGGCCGGAGTCGCTGCGCAGGTCGATCGAGTCACTACGCGAGACGGCGTACGATCCCGAGTGCTTTAATGTGTGGGTCTACGCTGATAGCGACGATCCGTGCCGGCGCGAGTACATGGACGATTGGTCCACACCGTCAATGGTGCGCCAGCGAGAAGCGCAGTGCGCGGTACACATCGGACAGCCGCGTGGGTATTCGCGTCTTCACGAATGCATTGCCGAACTACTTGACACGACGGGCGACTGTTGCGGCCCCTGGCTCTGGCTCTGGAACGACGACGCGCTGATGACCACCGAGCGGTGGGACATCCAGCTCCGCAAGTACCCGCCGAACCTGATCCTCAACCCGGACACCAATCACCAGTCGCACGCCACCGGGCTCAACGTCTTTCCGGTCATCCCGACGGCATGGGTCGAGCTCGTCGGCTGGGCGCGCGACGGGGCCAACGATACGTGGTGGCAGTTCATCGGGCAGAAGCTCGGCGGGCAGGTCAACCTGCCAGTGTTCATCACACACGACCGCAGCGACCTGACCGGCGGCCACGACGACGCCACGAGGGCTGGCAACAACTACAACCCCGACACGTTCTGGTCCAACGAGACACAAGCGGCAATTCACGCCGACGCCGTCCGCATCGCGGAGGTGTTCGGGTGAGGGTCGGATTTGTTGGACTGGGCAAGCTCGGCTTGCCTGTCGCTTACGCCATCGCATCCCACGGTCATCGTGTCGTCGGCACTGACGCCAACCCGGCCGTCAAGGACTACATCGCCAACCGCAGTGTGCCCTACCGTGAGGCCGGGCTACAGCCACTGCTCAACGCCTACGAGGTCGGCTGGCGGGACACCGTGCGCCAGGTGGTCGACGACAGCGACGTCGTCCTCATCGCCGTGCAGACGCCACACGATCCCGCCTACGAGGGCGTGACGCCGGCACCGGAGCGCCGCAAGGACTTCGAGTACGGCTACCTCGAGCAGGCGTACCGCTCGGTGTGTCGAGAGGTGCAGGCACCGACCACGGTCGCAGTTATCTCGACGGTGCTGCCGGGGACGATGCGGCAGCGGGTGTTGCCGCAGTGCCACAACCCTGCGGTGACGACGGTCTACAACCCGTTCTTCATCGCGATGGGGACGACGGTGCAGGACTTCGTGCGACCCGAGTTCGTAATCATCGGCGAGCAGCAACCCGGCGACGCCGATGACCTCGTCGCACTGTATGAGAGCATCCATGACCGGCCGCTCGTGCGTAAGTCCGTCGAGTCGGCCGAGCTCGTCAAGGTCGCCTATAACGGCGTCATCAGCGCCAAGATCGTGCTCGCCAATTGGATCGGCGAGATATGCGAGAAGACGGGCGCCGACGCCGACGAGGTGCATGACGCACTGGCGCACGCAACCGACCGGCTCTGGTCGCCCCGGTACTTCCGTGCCGGCATGGGTGACGGCGGCGGCTGCCACCCTCGGGACAGCATCGCCCTGTCGTGGCTAGCCGAACGACTCGACCTGTCGGTTGATGTCGGCGGGTTTGTGACCAAGGCGCGTGAGGATCACGTCGGCTGGCTGGCACAGATGGCAGAGGACTGGTCGACACTGACGGGCCTCGGGATCTGCGTGCTCGGTGGCGAGTACAAGCCAGACAGTGACCTAATGACCGGCTCACCATCAAGGCTCTTGGCGGAGACGCTGCGTCGCAATGGCTGCGCGAGTCTATGTGGGGCCTATCGGCATCCGCCTGAAGCGACCGCAGGGCGACCGTGCGTGTTTGTCATCGGATGCAAGCACAGCGATTACGCCGAGATGGTGTTCCCGCAAGGCTCCGTGGTGCTCGACCCGTTCGGCTACATCCCCGACCAGCCAGGCGTGACCGTGAAGCGGATCGGCAGGAAGTGATGCGCTCGTGCCTCTGACAAACTGCTACATCACCCTGAACGAGATGCGTGAGCACTCGACGATCCCAGACGTCAACGACGACGCCACGCTCGAGCCGGCCATCACCGCAGCATGCCGTGCGATCGACGACCACTGTGGCCGCTTCTTCTACGACGCTGGATCGGCGACCCCTCGCACCTTTCGACCGATCGACTACTACACGGCGCACGTTTGGGACTTCCACACGACGACTGGACTCGTGGTCAAGATCGACGACGACGATGATGGCGTCTACGAGACGACGATCGCCGCCACCGAGTACGAACTCATCGAGGCGCCCGGGCCAATACAGGTCGCCCGACCGTACGGCGTCATCCGGCTCGTCGAGGGCGATCTGTTCCCGATCCACGGCCACCGTCGCAACGTACTCGAGGTGACGGCCCGCTGGGGCTGGGCTTCCACGCCCGACGTGGTCAAGCAGGCAGCGCGCATCCTCGCCCTCGACGTGTGGAAGCGGAAGGACGCACCGTTTGGCGTGACAGGCACCGTGGACTTCGGGCCGTTGCGCATCGGGCGTGACGTGTTCGCCGGCGTGTCGGCGCTGCTTCAGCCCTACCGCCGGCCCGAGTTCACCGTCGGGTTGGCATGACGACGACGATCGCTGACGTCGTCGCCGGCATCGGCGAGGTGTTGGAGTCTGCTGGCTGGCGGACCTACCTCTATCCGCTCGACAACCCGTCGCCGCCCTGCGCTGTCGTGTACCCGCAGGCCGGGAACTTCGAGACGGCGATGGGGCTCGGAACCGACGAGTGGACGTTCATTGTCGACGTCATGTGGCCGACGAACAGTGATCGCGCAGCCTGGGATCAGGCGTACGCAGCGATGGACGCCAGCGGCTTTCGCACCGAACTGGCGGCCAACCCTCGGGTCAACAACAGCGGCTGTGACGTTGCGGTGACAGGCGTCGAAGTCGGCCAGTCGGCCGACGAAGAGTTGCCGCGCTACCTCAACGCACGGTTCACGCTGCGTGTCCTGATTGATGGCTGACGTCACCGTCATCACGCCGGCCATCCTCGAGCGCCGGGACAACTACCTACTCGAAGCGGTGGCAAGCGTCGAGGCGCAGACGGCGCCGGCGGCTGCGCACCTGATCGAGTTTGACACCGAGCGCCGGGGCAACTCGTTCATTCTGAACGCGTTGGCCGAACAGGTCGAAACCGAGTGGCTGGTGCTGCTGGCCGACGACGACACGCTTCACCCTAACCACATCGAGCGCTGCCTGTCTGTCAGCGACGACGCCGACGTGGTCTACCCGTACGCCGACATGAGCTCGTGGCCAGAGACGTCCGTGCAGCGCAGCCTCATCAACGCACCCTGGGACCCGGTGCGCATCTGGAAGCTGAACTGGATTCCTGGTGGATGCGCGCTGATCCGCACGTCGATGTGGCGCAGGGTCGGTGGCGTGTCGACGGTGCAGCGACACCGACACATCCACGACTGGTTGATGTGGCAGGACATCTGCAACGTCGGCGGGCGCATCGTATGCCTGCCCGAAGAGCTGTGGTTCTACCGCTACCACCCGAACCAGATGGAAGCACTCGTAGATGGGCGGCGCTGATGGGGACGAGCCGTTCTGTCGCCGAGCTCGAGGCGAAACTCAAGCGGTTGCCGAAAGAGATGTCTGAGGCAAACGAGGTTGCCGCCCGTCGCATCGGTCAGTTCGGCAAGACGCAGTTCCTGCGCCAAGCGCAGGCGGATAACCGCGGCAAGCTGACTATGCGAAACGTCGGCAAGCGCGGGATCAAGCTGGGCGTGTCGTACAAGATCGACGGACCGCCCGAGCGCAAGACGCTCGAGTTTAAGCCCTCGAGCGGTCGCATCGGGTGGCGCATCCTGCAAGGTGGCGCCAAGCCGCACGTCATCACGTCGAAGTACGCCGGCGGGTCACGCAAGTCGCGCGCCAATCGCGTCGAAGCTGGGCAGCCACTGCTGCGTGGTGGTGGCCGTGGGGGACGTGCCGTGCTGAAGATCGGCGGGCAGTCTCGCCGCTGGGTGAAGCACCCCGGCGTGAAGGCCAAGAAGACCTGGACGAAAGCATCCGACGTCGTAGCCAAGGACATCGCACTCAAGGAGTACCGGGACCAAGTGCGCTCAAAGCTCGCCAAGGTGTTCTAATGCGCGTTCTCGTCGTGCATCCTGGGCCCCATTTCAGCGTGGCCGACGTTCATAACGGGATTGTCAAGGGCCTCAGGCAAAACGGCTGTGAAGTCGTTGACCTGAACTTCGATCGCTACCTCGACTTCTACTGTGGTGCGCATCTCGAGAACGTTGACACCGGCGAATGGGTGCAGGCGTTCGACCACGAGACGGCAGTGCGCAACGCCGCACGGGCGTCGATCGACTCGGCTTGCTACCAGTTCTGGCCCGACGTGGTCATCGTGGTGTCTGGCTTCTTCGTGCCGCCCGAGCAGGTGGCGCTCATCCGCAGCCGCGGGCACCACACAGTGTTTTGGGCGACCGAGGAGCCATACGAACACGAGCGCCACCGCTGGATGGCTGAGGCGTTCGACACGGTCGTCGTCAACGACCCATGCAACCTCGACTCACTGCGCCAGCTCAACGGGCGCACCTTCTACGTGCCCCACGGCTACGATCCCGACCTGCACCACCCTGGCCCCAACCGCAACCGCTTCGTTGACTTCGGCTGGGTGGGCACGGCGTACCCGTCGCGCGTCCGCTTCCTCGAGCGCGTCGACCTCGACAACATGATTGTCGAGCTGGCGGGCAATTGGGAGGCAGTCGGCGACGACTCGCCGCTGAAGCCCTACGTCACCTCCGCCTACTGCATCAACAACGCCGAGGCCGCCGACCTTTACCGACGCAGCAAGATCAGCGCCAACATCTACCGCAAAGAAGCGGACCTCGGTCACAACGATGGTTGGGCGATGGGGCCACGCGAAGTCGAGCTCGCCGCCTGCGGCACGTTCTTCCTGCGTGAGCCTCGCGGCGAGGGAGACGAACTGTTCCCGATGTTGCCGACGTTCCAGACGCCGGCCGAGTTCTCAGACGCTTTGCGGTGGTGGCTGCGCCATGACCGTGAGCGTGACAGTGCAGCCGCCAAGGCCCGTGAGGCCGTAGCGGATCGCACCTTCCAAGCCCTGACCGCGGACGTGCTGCGGCGGATTCCCACAAGCAACTAACCAAGGGAGACGCCACTAATGGCACGCATCCACGGCCAACGCGGCCGCCTCTACATGGGCATCACCTCGGGCGGCACTGCCGAGCCGATCACGTTCCTCAACTCCTGGTCGCTGAACTTTGCGACCGACACCGTCGAGGTGACGGCGTTCGAGGACACGACCAAGGTCTACGTCGCAGGCAAGCCCGACGCGTCGGGCACGTTCGCCGGCTGGTACGACGACGCCACCGCGCAGACCTACACCGCCGCAACCGACGGCGTTGCGCGACGCTTCTACCTCTACGCGGATAACACCGCTACCGGTAAGTACTTCTTCGGTACTGGCATCTTCGACTTCAATGTCAAGGGCGGCACCGGTGAGGCAGTGTCGATTACCGGCAACTTCCGGGCTGCGTCCAGCGTCAACAGGGTCGGCTAACCGACCAGAAGGGACCAACCGACATGGGTTGGCAAATCAATCACAACGGCAAGACGTATCGCGAGGGCGACCTCACGATCAACGACGCCGAGGCCATCGAGAAGCTTCTCGGTGCGACCTGGTCAGAGATTCATCCACTCAGGTCTGCCAGGCACGCCAAGGTGGTGGCGGGGTTCGTCATTGCGCAGGGCGAGGGACGCGACTACCAGGAGGTGGTCGCCGAGCTAGGCACGATGAAGACAAACGCCTTCTTGGCGCTTGTTGGCCCCGAGGGTGACGATCTCCCTGATGTTTGGGAGGACGGGGTCCCTCAGACGGCGGCCGCACATGGGACGGATGGGTAGCCGTCTTCGGCGCTCCTCCGTGGTGCTGGCCGCCGACGGTGACCCGACAACAGAAGCTGCGCGACCTGTTGCTGATTCAGGCGCGCATGGCAGCGATGGGCGGTGACGACTAGTGGCGCTTCTTGAACGGCTGGTCCTCGCCCTCGAGCTCGACGCCAACGGCGCCGTCGCGAACGCGCGCCGGTTTGAGCAGGAGATCGGCCGGGCGCTGACGCCGGTCGAGAAGTTGCAGCAGCAGCTCAAGCTTGGGTTCCAGGTCGGCGCTGGCGCAGCGGCGGGCGCGTTCTCGGTGGCTGCCATCGGCGGCGTGGGGCAAGCGCTCATCGCCTCAGCGCAGGCCGCCGAGGCGGACGCCAAGTCGAAGATCGTGCTCGAGCGCACACTGCGCAACGTGGCCGGCGCGTACTCGGGCACGGTCAACGCCGTTGAGGACTTCATCGAAGCGACGCGCGCATCGACCGGTATCGACGACGGCAAGTTGCGCAGCGTGTTCCAAACGCTGGTGCGATCGACTCGCGATGTCGACGAAGCACAGCGACTGCTTACCACGACGCTTGATGTCTCAGCCGGCACCGGTCGAGATGTCGAGACGGTGGCGACCGGCATCACCAAGGCGTACGAGGGCAACGCCGGAGCGCTGGCGCGCTTGATCCCCGAACTGTCGGATGCCGTGCGTGAGGGTGCCTCGTGGAACGAGGTGCTGCGCGAACTACAGGCGACCTACGGCGGTACGTCCGCCGAGGCTGCGCAGTTCTCAGCGACTGAGCGGCTGAAGTCCACCTACGGCGAGTTGCAGGAGACCGTCGGCGGTGGCCTCGTCGGCGCGCTAGGCCAGGCGGCCAGCGCGATCGACCGGCTCAACGAGGCAGCGGGCCGCGCGTCTGACGGTGGCGGCGAGCTGAGCAAGACGGCCC